TTTGTTGATCCGATTGCTTACCAGTATGGGATTAGTCAAGAGGATTTGGCTGCAATCTATTCGTCTTGGGATGTGGGTTTGTTTACTAATTATGGTGAGGGGTTTGGTGTTCCTCAGGTTGAGGCTCAGGCGTGTGGTGTGCCGATTATTACTTGTAATTTTGCTGCGAGTGCAGAGCTTGTTTCTTCTGACGGTTATCTTGTGCCTGGTCAACCTTTCTGGGATGCAGGGCAACACTGTTGGTTTGAAGTGCCTTATGTTTATGCGATAAAAGATGCTTTAGAGCAGGCATATCAGAGAGGCAAGAAATCCTTTCCTGACACTATTGCTTTTGCTAAACAATATGATGCAGATAAAGTGTTTGATGAGTCTTGGAAGCCTGTTATCGAGAAAATGAGTAAGATTTGATTCCTGTTTTAGGGTTTCTAACTTACAGTAGGTTTGACCTTGCTCAAAGATTACTTGATTCTATAGATTTCCCTGTTGAAAATCTGGTGATTGTAGATAATTCAGGTAAGCGTGAATTTCAACCTAAAGTCAATGACTTTGTAAAGAACCTCTGGCTGATACAGCTACCTCATGGGTTGGGTTATGGGGGAGGACTAAACCTAATCGTAAAAACAACCCCTTTTGCACCTTATTGGTTGCTGGTTAATGATGACTCGTATTTCGCTCCTGGTGCTTTAGCTAAGATTTATGATCGGGCTGATGCTTCAACTATCAGTTTTCTAAGCATTTTTCCTAAATGGTCGGGGTTTGTTTTGGGTGAGGGTGCAGTGTTGAAGGCAGGTTTGTTTGATGAGCGTTTTCACCCTATCTATTTTGAAGATAACGATTATGAGCGTAGATTGATTGCTTCAGGCGTTCAAGCAAAGTTTATTCATGCTGTTTTGCATCACGACAATTCGAGCACTCTAAATTCTGGTTTTCAGTTGCAGAATAGTAAGACTTTTCAGGTCAATCATTTGTTGTTTGATAAGAAGGTTGCTGAAGCGGATTATAGTCAAGGGTTTTTTGATTTACAGGTTAGGAGAGATAACGCATGGGACAAATAGTTTATACTGGTGGCACTTTCGACTTGTTTCATTCAGCTCATGTAAGGTTTCTGGCGGCTTGTAGGAGACTTGCAGGACATGATGGTGAGGTTGTTGTGTCTTTGAACACTGATGCCTTTATTGAGGCGTATAAGGGCAAACCTCCTGTAATGACTTTTGGTGAGCGTAAAGAAGTGTTATTGGGTTGCAGGTATGTTGATCAGGTTGTTGCAAATATTGGTGGGGCTGATTCGAAGCCGGCTATTGAGTTGGTGATGCCTGATTTGATTGTTATTGGTGATGATTGGGCTAAAAAAGATTATTATGCTCAAATGCAGTTTACTCGTGAATGGTTAGATCAGTTAGATATTCAACTGGTTTATGTGCCTTATACTCTAGGCATTTCGACTACTGATTTGAAAAAGCGTATTCTAGGCAAATAGTAAACTAGATAAGACACAAGGAGTTTATTTTGGCTGTAACTAATGGTTATTGCACTCTAGCTGATGTTAAGGCTGCACTTCGTATCACAGACACGCTTGACGATTATTTGATTGAACAAAGCATCAACGCTGCTTCTCGTATGATTGACCAATACTGTAACAGGTATTTTTATTCAGGTACTGCAGGGGAAGTTAGATACTATAAGGCTAATGATGCGTTCAACTGTTGGATTGATGACTGTCAAACTATCACTGAGGTTGCTACTGCAGCTCAAAACCCTGTCACCTACAATGTGATTTGGGATAGCACTGATTATCAAACTGTTCCTGCTAACACTTATGCGAATGGTGGATATCAGCCGATAACAGGTCTAACTGCAGTGAAAAACTATTTTTTTCCTACTTGGCAGGACACTAATCTTGTTCGTGTTACAGGCACTTATGGTTGGCCTAGTATTCCTGACCCGATAAAGTTTGCTTGTATTATCCAGGCTTCGAGGTTGTATAAGCGTTTAGAGTCTCCTCTGGGTGTTGCCGGTGTATCAGATATAGGCATTATGAGGGTTGGTTCGAGTGTTGATGGGGATGTTGCACAACTTTGTAACCCTTATCGTTTGTTGAGGACTAACGCCTAATGGCTATAAGTGATTTGAGGGCAGGTCTTCAGGCTAACCTGCAAACTATCCCTAATCTTAGGGTTTATGCGACTTTGCCTGACAATGTGAATCCTCCTAGTGCGTTGATCACTTTAGATAAGATTCAATATCAACAGCAAAACGCTAACAGCATGAACATTTACACTTTCAAGGTGACTATTGTGTTGGGGCGTGTAGCTGAGAGGACTGCTCAACAGAATCTTGATGTTTTGGTTGCACCTACAGGGGTAAAGGCTGCTATAGAGTCTGACCGGACTCTTGGTGGGTATGCTTATGAGGTGAACATTCAGGAGATGTCTCAGTATGGTGCGGTCAATGTTGGTGGTATAGACTATTTGAGTGCCGAGTTTTCGGTGCTCGTTTATGCAAGATAAAGGAAAAATAGATGGCAATATTTGTCGCAACAGACTTTAGCGTGAGCATCAATGGATCTACTGCGTTAGCTTCATATCTAACTCAGGTCGAGTTGAAGACTTCTGCTAATGACATTACAACAACTTCTTTCGGTTCAACTTGGGTTACTCGTGTAGCCGGTCTAAAAGAAGGTTCTCTAACTCTAAACTTCAATCAGGATTATGCTGCATCTACTGTTGATGCTACTTTGTGGCCTCTTCTAGGAACTCAGGCAACAGTTGTTATCAAACCAACTTCAAGTGCTGTAGGTTCTGCTAATCCTTCCTACACGGCCGTCTGTTTGGTTACAGATTTGACTCCTGTTTCTGGTCAGATTGGTGACTTGGCTACCTTCAGCGTTACTTGGCCAACTTCTGGAACAGTTACGAGGGCTACAGCCTAATGAATCAACTTCTCCTACGCATCCTGTTCACTGATGAAACCAGTTCTGAAGTGAAAACTTCTGCAGGTGACATTGTGAAATGGGAAACGAAATACGATTTGAGTATTACTGATTTGTCTAAGACAACTCATTTGCTTTATCTTGCTTGGCTGGCTGTAACTCGTTTAGGGAAAACAGGTTTAGCGTTTGATGCTTGGATTGACACTATTGCTTCTGTTGAGGTTTCCGACCCAAAAGCCTGAAACCTTTAGGTGAGGATTCGTATCATTGGATGATTGCGAACCTTGCTGTTGCAACCGGTATTGCTCCTAGCGTGTTGCTGCAAGAATCTGATCGTATGTTGAACACCATGTTTTTTGCACTCAGATATCAGAGGAGCGGTAGTGAGTAAAGAAGTTATTACTGGTGTCCGTGAGGTTACTAGGGCTTTGAATGAGCTTGAACCTGGTTTGAAGAAGCAGATGGTTCGTGAGATGAAGTTGATTGCTCGACCTATGAATGAGGACATCAAATCTGAGATTCGTAGTCTTGCACCTTTATCCGGTATGCATGGTTCTGGGCGTATGTCTTGGGAGAATGGTCAATACAAAAACAGTAGGGTTGCACCAGATAACAGCCTTATCAGGTATAGGCAGAATAGATCTAAGTTTTCTAAGATTACGAGCCTTGTCTCTATTTGGGTGAGATCTCCTATAGTTACTGTTACTGCTATTGCAGGTAAAGGTTCAGGTGTGCCTAAAAGAGCTGTTACTCGTGAATATGACTGGAAGGGCATGAAAAGAAAACATAGAGTCACTACTCAAGGTCGGACTCTTATTGAACAGGTGCGTTCAAGATATTTCAACTGGTTTTATAAGACTGCAGAGAAGAAACTGCCTGATACTGAGAAGCAGATAAAATTGGTTTGGGAAAAGTATTCGGCAAAAGTTTCTAGGAGAATCTAATGGCACTGATAGCAAGTATTCTCTCCAAATTTGATGACACAGGTATTCGTAGAGCTAAAAAAGGTTTCGCTAGTCTAAAAGGTATTATGGCTGGTATTGGGGCTGGCTTTGCTATTGCTGAACTGAAACAAGTTGGCGAATTTATGATGGATGCTGCTAAAGCGGCTGAAGCCGACAAAAAGAGTATGCAATTACTCAATTCACAGCTAACTAAAAATGCTCATGCAACCAAAGGTCAAATCAAGCAAAATGATCAGTTTATTGAAACTTTATCTACTCAGGTAGGTATCATTGACGATAATCTACGACCTGCTCAAGCAAAACTTGCTCGTGCAACAGGTAGTGTGTCTCAATCACAAAAACTTTTGAAACTTGCTTTGGATGCCTCTGCAGTTTCAGGTAAGCCTCTTGAGGCTGTTGTTGCTGCTATTGCTCGTGCCTATAACGGAAATACTGGGGCTTTGGCTCGTATGTTCCCTGAACTAAAAAAATCTAAGGATGCTTTCGGTGATTTAAATAAAGAGGTTTCTGGTGCTGCAGC